TTGTAAAGCCAAAATAGCTTATAAAGATCTCGGAGTTAAGAAAGTGGACGTTATTGGCTGTACTCAGTTTGAACCGGATAGCGATTGTGGCCGGCAGGATGTACCGGTAGACAGTCCGCTGGATTTCCATCCTAACCATATCGGCTGTATCGTGCCTAGCATTGCAGTTTGACACTAAAAAGGCATGATATAATAAATTTAAGAGGTTAATTGTGGAAAAACTAGACTATAAAGTAATAAATGTTGAGTATGAGGCTAAATCTGAGGATGGCGCTCTATATATTTCCGGCATTGCGAACACCAAAGATGTGGCCGATGCTTATGGGGATATCCCTACCGGCAAAAGAGTTTATGACCTGGAAAGGTACAAAAAAAATCCGGTTGTTTTAGTTGATCATGAGAACTCAGTTGGAGCGATCATCGGCCGGATGGTAAAAGTCCAGGAAACTGATAAGGGCTTAGAGTTTAAGATGAGAGTTATGGATAACCCTCAGACCGATATAGCTAAACACGCTGTAGAGGCGATAAAGACCGGCTTTGCAAAGGCTTTATCAATCGGCGGTAAATGGACTTATGGCAAGGATCTGGATAACGGCCAGAGAGAGCTTACTAAGGCGCTGATCTATGAGATCTCCCTGGTAGGTATCGGAGCCGATGGCAATGCTTTAACGGATGTCCCTAGTCCGAAATCTTTTCAGCCTAAGGAAAGCTTAACTGCAGACCAGCAAGCGGAAAAGGAATTGGCTATTCAGGCATTAGTTAAGGGCATGAGAGAGATCCGGTGCGATAAGTTAATGTATTCTTAATCAAAATAAAGAAAGAGGTTTTAATAATGAAAGTTAAAGAATTGGTACTAGATCTAATTGAAAAAGGCGCATCCGATGAGCAGATCGCCAATAAAGTAAAAGACCATGAAGAAATGAAAGGTAAATCAGCTCAGGAAATTCTTGCCGTTTTGGATGAAAGCAAGAAAGATGCAGAGCTTAATGCTGAATTTAGAAAGCGCTCCACTGCATCCGCTCAGGCAAAGGCTGAGGCAGAACTTGAGAAAAAGGCTGAGGCGAT